GCCGCTGTCGAGGGCCAGATTGCGGCCCAGAAGAACCCGCCCGTCGTCGCGCCGAAGCTGCCTTGGGCGTGATCCGTGGCTAACGTCTTCGACAGCGCGAACTATCCGCAGATCGAACCGACGCTGCTGCAGGCGGGCGACCGCTGGGCGTGGCGGCGGCCCGATCTCGTCACCGACTACCCGACGGCGGACTATGCGCTCTCCTACATCGCGCGCCGCGAGGGCACCGGCGAGCGCATCGCCATCACCGCGAGCGAGACCGCCGACGGCTACGTCGTCGAGGTGGCCTCGTCGGTCACCGCGACTTACGAGCCGGGCCGCTATCAATGGTCGGCGTTCATCACGCGCAGCAGCGACAGCGCGCGCGCGGAGATCGGCTACGGCAGCTTCGAGGTCAAGGCGAACCGCGCCACCTCGACCGACGACCCGCGCGGTGTCGCGCAGGTCATGCTAGACAACATCGAGGCCTATCTCAAGGACCCGAGCAACCTGACCGCGGCCTCGTACTCCATCGCCGGCCGCAGCCTCAGCCGCTGGAACCGCACCGACCTCCTGGAGGAGCGGGACCGGCTCAAGGCCGAGATCAACCGCGAGCGGCAGGCTGAGAAGCTGCGCAACGGCCTCGGCACCAACCAGCAAATCCGAGTGAGGTTCACGCGGTGAACATTCTCGACTTCTTCCGCGCCAAGCCGAAGCGCCCGCCGGCGCGTCGGGCCTTCGAGGCCGCCAACACCGGCCGCCTCTATTCCGACTGGCTGGTGCTGCCGAAGTCGGCGGACAGCGACCTCCGCTACACGCTGAAGGCCATCCGCGCCCGCAGCCGCGACCTTTGCCAGAACAACGACTATGCGCGGCGCTACCTCGACCTGATTGCCACCAACGTCGTCGGCGCCCGCGGCATCCAGCTGCAGGTGCGCGCGCGCGAGCCGGATGGCCGCCTCGACCAGGGCGCGAACCAGATCCTCGAGCGCGCCTTCGCCGATTGGGGCCGCATCGGTAGCTGTACGGTGGACGGCGGTCTCTCGTGGGTGGACGCGCAGCGCCTCTTTATCGAGACGGTCGCGCGCGACGGCGAATGCTTCGTCCTGATGGTTGAGGACAACGCCAACCCCTATCGTTTCCGGCTGCAGTTCATCGACGCCGACCTCATCGACCAGGACAAGAACGACGCCTCCCTTGCCAACGGCAACCTGATCCGCATGGGCGTTGAGGTCACGCGCGAGGGTCGCCCGGTTGCCTACTGGGTGAAGACGCGGCATCCCGACGACTACCAGCTCGGCGGCGCCGCCCCGGTGCGCGAGGAGCGCATCCCGGCCGACCGCATGATCCACGCCTTCCGCCGCGACCGCATCGGGCAGACGCGCGGCGTGTCGTGGATGGCGACCTCGATGACCCGGCTCAAGATGCTGGGCGGTTACGAAGAGTCCGAGCTCGTCGCGGCGCGCATCTCAGCGTCCAAGATGGGCTTCTTTACTTCGCCGACCGGCGATGACTACCAGGGCGAAGGTGAGGGTGCGGACGGTCGCATCCAAATGGACGTGCAGCCTGGCTCCTTCGAGCAACTGCCCGCCGGCGTCGACTTCAAGCCCTTCGACCCGCAGCATCCCTCCACGGCCTTCCGCGACTTCGAGAAGGCCATGCTCCGCGGCATCGCCTCGGGCCTCGGCGTGTCCTACACCTCGCTCGCCAACGACCTCGAGGCCGTGTCTTACAGCTCGATTCGGCAGGGCCTCCTTGAGGAGCGCGATTACTGGCGCACTGTCCAGCATTGGACCATCGAGCACTTCTGCGCGCCGGTGTATCAGCGGTGGCTGCGGCAGACGCTCGACGCCGGCGTCGTGAACCTGCCGGCGGTCAAGTACGACAAGTTCCGCTCGACGATGTGGGTGCCGCGCGGCTGGCAGTGGGTCGACCCGCGCAACGAGGCCGAGGCGCAGATCACGGCCATCAACAACGGCCTTATGACCCGCACGCAGGCGCTCGCCGAGCGCGGCCTCGACATCGAGGACGTCCTGCGCGAGCGGCAGGCCGAGGACGAGATGATCGCCGAGTTCTCGATTACGCTTCCCGGCGGCACGGCTTCGTCGCCAGTCACGACGACAGGAGGTGTGTGATGGGCGCGCGACTGGACTTGACGTGCGACCAAGGCGCCACTTTTACGCGGGTGCTGACCTGGCTTGACGACGACGGCGTCGCGGTCAATCTGACCGGGTACACCGCGCGGATGCAGGTGCGTACCGACCATGAGTCAAGCACTGTGCTGCTCTCGCTCACCACTGAGAACGGCGGCATCGCGCTCGGCGGCTCGGCCGGCACCGTGACGCTGACCGCGACGGCGACGGCGACCGCTGCTCTTGAATCCGGCGAGCACGTCTACGACCTCGAGCTCGTTTCGGGTGCGGTCGTCACGCGATTGCTGCAGGGCTGCTTCGTCGTCGATCCTGAGGTGACGCGGTGAGCACCGTAATCGTCCAGGAGCCGACCTCGCTGATAGTGGTCGAGGATTCTGCTTCGGCGGTGGTGCTGCGTGGCGGTCCTGCATTCCGTCCCGGCTACTGGGGCGCTTTTCACTCCTCCGTCGCGCAGACCGCTGCGAACACTACGACGGCCTATGCGATGACGCTGAACTCGTCGGATGCCAACAACCGCGGTGTCTCGGTAGTCAGCAATTCGCGAATCACGGTGGAATACGCCGGGGTCTATAACCTGCAGTTCTCGGCGCAGTTCTTGAACACGGACAGCCAAGAGCACGACATCGACATCTGGCTGCGCAAAAACGGCGACAACGTGGCGGACAGCAACTCGCGCGTCACCGTTCCGTCGAAGCATGGCGGGGTTGATGGCCATCTTTTGCCCGCATGGAACTTCGTGCAGCAACTCGCCGCGAATGATTACCTTGAACTCATCTGGCGCACCAGCAACGTCGCCGTCAGCATCGAGGCGCTTGCCGCGAGTTCGTCGCCGACGCGCCCCGCAATCCCGAGCGTCATCCTGACGCTGACGGAGGTCTGAAGTGGCCGTTGACCTGACGCCGACCGAAGAGATGGCCGCCGAGGCCGAGCGCGGGCTTGCCTGGCGCGAAGAGTTCGGCCGCGGTGGCACAGCCGTCGGTGTCGCCCGCGCGCGAGATATCAGCAATCGGGTGAGCCTTTCTGCGGATACCGTCCGCCGGATGGTCTCCTACTTCGCCCGCCATGAAGTCGATAAGCAAGCTGAGGGTTTCAGCCCGGGCGAGGATGGCTACCCATCGGCCGGCCGCATCGCCTGGGCGCTATGGGGCGGCGATCCGGGACAGTCATGGGCGAACCGCAAGGCCGAGCAGCTCGACGCTGAGGAGGAACGAACCGTGAATGTTTTGCATTCTGGGAAATGCCCCGATACAACCGCGCGCATGGACAAGCTCGACCATATCGAGACCGAGGTGCGGCACGTCGTCAGCGTGATGACGGGCGACGGCGCGACCGTGTCTGTCACCATCACGGAGACCGACAACTCGGTCGAGTCCGAGACGGAAACCGAGGCGCCGGAGACCGAGGCGATGGATGAGTCCGAGGCCGAGGCGGCCGACGAGGCGCTGGCCCCGGTTGAGGAGGGCGAGCGCCCGCTCGACCCGTCCGGGAAGGAGCCGTGGGAGGAGGGCTACGCCGGCGCCCGCAAGGGGCCGACGGAGCGTCAATTCCGCACGGCGACCTTCGAGCGCGCCTCGATGGTCCCCGGCGACCGCCGCGTCACGCTCGCCTTCTCGAGCGAGATGCCCGTCGAGCGCGCCTTCGGCGTCGAGGTGCTGGACCACAGCGCCGGGGCCATCAACGCCAGCTTCATCGGCAGCGGTCGTGCGCCGCTGCTCGTGGACCACGAGATGACCGACCAGGTCGGAGTCGTGGAAGGGATCGAACTCGGCGCGGACCGCGTAGCACGCGCCCGCGTGCGCTTCGGGAGAAGCGTGCGAGCCGAGGAGATCTACCAGGACGTGCAGGACGGCATTCGTTCAAATGTGTCCGTCGGCTACGTCATCGACGAGATGGTGCTCGACGGCGAGCGGGACGGCCGGGAGGTCTACCGCGCGACTCGTTGGACGCCGCTCGAAATCAGCATCGTGAGCATTCCCGCGGACGCCTCTGTCGGCGTCGGCCGTGCCCTCGATGCGCAGACCATCACAACCATCATCCCCAAGGAGTCCCACAAGATGGACAACCAGATCCCCGCCGGCGATGCCGGCATGAAGGCGGAGCGCGACCGCGCTGCTGCCATCCTCGAGCTCGGTTCGCGGCACAGCCAGCGTGAGTTCGCCGAGCAGGCGATCCGCGACGGCGCCAGCGTCGAGCAGTTCCGCGGCGCCCTCCTCGACAAGGTGTCGAGCAAGCCGCTCGCCACGGCTGAGATCGGCCTGAGCAACGACGAGGTCCGCTCGTTCAGCTTCGTCCGCGCTCTGCGTGCGCTCGCCAACCCGACCGACCGCAAGGCTCAGAACGACGCGGCCTTCGAGTTCGCCGCCTCCGAGGCTGCGGCTCAGAAGGAAGGTCGTGCCTCGCGTGGCATCACGGTCCCGGCCGACGTCGTGTTCGCCAAGCGCGACATCACGACCGGCACGACCTCGGGCACGGCGAAGGGCGGCAACCTCGTCGCCACCGACCTGCTCGCCAGCTCGTTCATCGACGTCCTGCGCAACCGCATGGTGCTGTCGAGCCTCGGCGCGACCTACCTGACCGGCCTGCAGGGCAACGTCGCCATCCCGCGCAAGACGACCGCGTCGAGCGCCTACTGGGTGGCGGAGAACAGCGCCCCGACGGAGTCGACCAACGCCCCGGCCTTCGACCAGGTCACCCTGAGTCCGAAGACCATCGGCGCCTATGTCGACTTCAGCCGCCGGCTGATGCTCCAGTCGTCGCTCGACATCGAGACTCTCGTGCGCAATGACCTCGCCACGACCATCGCGGTCGCGATGGACGGTGCGGCGGTCGCTGGCTCGGGCACCAACAAGCCGACCGGCGTGCTGAACACGTCGGGCATCGGTTCGGTGACGCTCGGCACCAACGGTGGCGCGCCGACCTGGGCGATGGTGACGAGCCTCGTGCGTGAGGTGGAGATCGACAACGCGCTGACCGGCGCCGCGGCGTTCCTCACCAATGCGAAGGTGAAGGCGAAGCTCGCCAACACCTCGCGTCAGAGCTCGGGCGTCGAGGGCAACTTCATCCTGCAGCCGCCGTTCAACGACCTCTACGGCTACCGCCTCGAGGTGTCGGAGCAGGTGCCGTCGAATCTGTCGAAGGGCACGGGCAGCAACCTCTCCGCCGTGATTTTCGGCGTGTGGAGCGACCTGCTCATCGGCCAGTGGTCGGGCATCGACCTCATGGTCGACCCCTACAGCGGCAGCAACGCCGGCACGGTGCGCGTGGTGGCCTTCCACGACTGCGACTTCGCGGTGCGTCATCCCGAGTCGTTCGCGGAGTGCAACGAGATCATCACGACCTGATCGTGATCGACCTCGCGGCGATCCGGGGCCGTCATTCGGGGCGACGTGCAGTCGTCCTGGGTGGCGGCCCCACCCTTTTGAGCGACCTGCGGGTGGTGCGCCCGCGGGTGCAGGCACTGGGCCTCTTCATCGGGGTCAACCAGCACGCGATGCTGCTGGACCTCGACTACATCGTCTTCCAGGACAAGGAGCTTGCTCCGATTCTGCAGGGCCACGGTGTTCCGCTCGTGACGCACCACAAGGACATCGCCGACATTTGGTCAGGCATCGTCCCCGACTTCGGCTTCTCAGGCGGCACGGCCGTCTGGGTGGCGGACTACATGGGCTGCGACGAGATCATCGTCTGCGGCGTCGACGATTACACGCAGCCGCGGCGGTATTGGCACAGTCCGCCGGGGCATCGAGGACTTGAGATGGGCGTCACGGCGACGGGCGCCTGGAAAAAGGTCAGGGATTATTTGGCGCGCCCCGAGATTGTCTCGGTGGTGTCTGGTCCCGCACAGCAGTGGTTCAAACCGTATGCGCATTGAGATGATCCGAGGCCGCGGGTACCGCGGCGTCTCCCTTGAGCCGGGGCGCGTTGTGGAGGTCGATGCGGCCTTCGCCGCCGAGGCCATCCGCAAGGGCTGGGCGCGCGCCTATGTCGCTCCTGCGCCCTCTCCGGCGG